TGAGATTAAGATTTACGTTGTCTCACCAGATGAAAACTTTGAAGAATTTATGAATGAGTTTAAATCTAAGAATGGTACAGACTCATATATTGCAATATCTGTAAAAGATTACGAGAATCTTGCAAAGAATTTTGCAGAGTTACGAAGATACATAGAACAGCAAAAACAAATTATTCTCTATTACGAAGAAGCGGTGCAACCGCTAGAAAGTGGAGAGAATGACAAACAAACATCCGAAGTATCCAAATAAGGCATTTTTGATGGCGACTTTATCTGGCGCCGCTTATAGTGACCCAGAGGATGCACAAAAAACATTTAAAAAGTGGGGTTACCCAAATCATCGTTTCATCGACAAAGATGGAGCGCAATGTTATGTTATCTGGAATGATGCTCATGCAATCATCATTTTCAGAGGAACAGAACCGAAAGAATTTTCAGACATCAAAGCAGACTTAAATGCATTCCAATCGAAGAGTAAATCGAAGGGGGATGTTCATTCTGGTTTCCAAGGTGAGATTGACAAAGTGTGGGATGATTTATCATTTACACTTGCAGACCTATCTACTAGGCAACTACATATAACAGGTCACTCTCTTGGTGCTGCAATGGCGACAATATGTGCATCTAGATTAGTATATAAATTTAGAATACATTGTCTATATACTTTTGGTTCGCCTAGAGTTGGTGATAAAAGATTTGTAAGAAATCTAACTAACCTTATGCATTATCGTGTCGTTAATAATAATGACATTGTTTGCAAAGTGCCTTTTGCACTGATGGGTTATAGACATCACGGTACGTTATGTTATATAAATCATTATGGTAATATAAGAAAGATGTCATGGTGGCAAAGATTTAAAGACCAATGGAGAGGTCGAAAGTCTGCATGGAAGAAGGGTGAAACCTTTGACGGTGTTCGTGACCATGATATAAACGCATACGCAAGGAAGTTAACAGATGTGGTTTTGGGCGATTAGTTCTATAGCAGGGTCAATTCTTGGTTCTGCATCATCAGCATGGTTTGAGAAAACTGCCATGGGTAGATGGTTTTATAAGAAGATTGATGCTGTGTATAACTGGGCAGCAAAACGATACGGATTAGAAATACTCAAATCTGAAGACAAATGGAGAAAGAAATATCCAAATGTCGCAAAGAAAATGGATGAGTTGGAACGAAGATTGCAAGACTTAGAGAACAGTCATACAAATGACGGTAAATAGTGTCAAATTGTTTTTTCGTTCAAAATTTTGACAGAGTATAAATAGTAGTGTAATAATTAACACTGAGAGATAGATGTGACCAAATATGTTTTACTTTTAATTGCGTTGCTGTTTGCAACCAATTCTTATGCACAAACCACAAGCGTAGAGACAACTACTAATAGTAAATCTGATGTTACTACATCAGGCAAGACTATTGTTATTTCACCTCCACCTTCTGCAATTTCACCCAGTATTGGTTCATCTTCATCAGACCTATGTATGGCTGGTGTATCTGGTGCTGTGCAAACTCAAATCCTTGGTGTCTCTACAGGAGAGATGGTAAGAGATGAAAACTGTGAAAGATTGAAGATTTCAAAGACACTATATGATATGGGCATGAAAGTTGCCGCAGTATCAGTTCTGTGTCAAGATAGAAGAGTATATGATGCCATGGAAATGGCAGGAACACCTTGTCCATTTCTTGGAAAGATTGGTGACCAAGCGACTGATGAGTGGAAGTCAAATCCAGATAGAATTCCACCTCTCGTAGAAATGGAGACAAAGGAAGATGTTCAAAAAAGGAATGCGACTGTCGGTGCTACTATCGGTGGTCTTGCTCTTCTTCTGCTCCTACTCTAACGCACAAGTAGCAACTAACCCCACACAAACTTCACCAGATTTACTGGAGCCAGACGCAAGTAAATGGTCTGGTACTTTTGGTACTGGTTATTGGGGTGGTAGTCAACAAGTAGGGCCGCCCGGCAGTGACCCCAATATGCTTCCAAGTGGTACTGGTTTTATTTGGGGTGGTAATAATAACATTATAAGTACAACCATTGCAATCAATCAAGCACTACAGGCCGCTGGTGTTCAAGTAAATGGATTTGAATATGAATGGAGAGTCAAGAATGGTAATGCAAATATTTTTGCAAATCAACCTGGCGTAGATGATTTTATCATAGAAGTAGAAATCTATGATGCACAGGGTAATGTGTATGCAACGTACCAGTATGACTATAGTTACTCACACAATTGGACAACACACACTGGACAGGAATTATTTACAGACCCATTTTTACCACCATCGTACTTTGGAAGTGTAGATATATCTGCACAGGGTAGTGATAGTGCAAACTGGCAAGGACACTATGGGCCTGAATTCAATGTAGACCAATCTTCTTTTTCAGTAATATTTTCTGCAAACCCATGTCATAATAATCCTTTGTATGACCCACAATGTCAAGGTTATGCAAATGCATTATTCAATCAACAATGCACAACCAATCCACTATTTGACCCTAGTTGTCCAGGCTATGCTGCCGCACTATTGACACAACAGTGTGCTGCGAATCCTTTGACCGACCCTGCTTGTCCAGGCTATGCAAATGCATATTATAATCAACAGTGTCAACTTAATCCACTATTTGATAAAGGTTGTACTGGTTATCAACAGGCATATTTAAATCAACAATGTGCATTGAACCCACTTTATGACCCATCATGTACAGGGTATGCGTCAGCAAACCTTGCACAACAATGTGACTATGACCCACTCTATTCTGTGGAATGTCCAAACTATCAACAAGCATATCTAGAACAACAATGTGAATTAGATTCATTATATGATGTTCAATGTCCAGATTATCAGACTGCAATAGAACTTGCAAAAATTGTTGATGACGGCAAGACAGATGACCCTACAGTTATTGATAATGAAATAGATGTTACCACAACAACTGAAATCGAAGGTATACCAAATGTCTTGACCTTACCAGAACAACAGGTAGAAGTTGTTGAAGTAGAAGGTGGAGATGGGTTTGAGCAAGTCGATGATAATATCGAAGGTGAACAGATGGCGATGGAAGATGATATTGAGAAAGAGATTGCACAACTAGAAAATGAGGCATCAGAGGACAGTACTGCACCAGATGTGATTAGTGGTGGTGCTAATCAAGAAGATGATATTGAGAAAGAACTTGCAGAACTAAAAGATAGTACTAAGAGTGAAAACAAACAAGATGCACCAAAACCAAAGACAAGGAATGAAAAGATAAAAATGTTACTTGCCATGAAAGCAATCGAACTGACAAAGAAACTTGAACAAGAAGTCAGTCTGGAACAGAACATGGTAATACAACGTCAACTACTCGCACTGATTTCATATGTGCCTGGATTTGACTACAACGAAAAAGAAAACAAAGACGGAAACTTCTATCCACCAAAACCAACTGTAGACCATGCGTTTGCAAGGTGGTTCTTAAATGACCCCAATTTTGATGTGATGGAAAATTTACAATACCCAAGCTTAAAATAGGAGAGAGAGATGGCTGAAGTAGAATATGGTGGAGTGAAACTTACAGGTAGTAAGTTGTTTATGATTATACCACTAGTGTCAATGCTAGGTGGTGGTCTATGGGCAGGATTTGAATTTTACAAAGACTACATGGACATGAAGGAACAAATACAGAGTTATGTTGCACCAGACTTATCTGAATTTGATAAGAAACTTGCAGTTCTAAGAAAAGAAATGATTGCACTTGACGAAGGGGTTGCAACCTCAGTTGATGTCATGAGAGAAACCAAACACGACTTGAGAGAAGACTTGGTTCGTATGGAACGTATTCTCGACAAGGTTGAAAATGACATTGATGTAGTCGAAGACGAAGCAACTGCACTGATGGACAGAACCAAGAAAGAAACCAGAGAATTGATTCTTGATGCAAACAATCGTTTCAATGACAAGATTGATGGTATGGAAGGTTATGTCAAAAGAGAACTACAACAACTTGAAGATGAAATGAATACTAAGTTGACAAAAGCACTTGACAATCCACTTGCAAATCGTTAGTATCATAAATACTCCTATGGGAGAAATGTAATGTCTGTAGAAACAGAAATCGCACTCTTAAAAAGAGAAGTAGATGACATGAAAGGTATTCATGTTCGTCTTGATGCTGCTATTGAAAAAATTGCAGATGTTTCTACATCATTGCATACTATCATGGCGGTGCATGAAGAGAAGTTAATAAGACAGGAAGAGGCATTGGACGAACAAGAGAAGAAACTGCAAGAAAACATCATGGAGTTGCATTCTCGCATTACGTCCAACGCAAAGGAAACTCATACCGCAATGGGTGATATGGAACGCCGTCTAGTTGACCAAATGAATGCACACAGTCAGAAAGAAGAAGAACACTTTCGTAAAATGCGTGAAGAATTGTCGCAGAGAGTGGGTATTCTTGAGAAGTGGAGATGGCTCATCATTGGTGGGTCAATCGTCATTGGATTCATTATACAAAAAGTCTTGACAATCAACCTATAATTTTATATACTCAGTTCCATGAGTATGTATATTGACATCAAGTATCTAAATCTTATTTCACACAGACTTCAACGGTTCAAGAAGAAGAGTGACTATCTCTGGAACTTTCGTTGCCCGTTCTGTGGTGATTCTAAGAAGAGTCAATCGAAAGCGAGAGGGTTCGTCTTTCGCAAGAAGAACGATTTGTTTTTCAAATGTCATAATTGTTCTATGGGAACTAATTTATCTAATTTAGTAAAACACATCGACTCTAAAGTTCATGATGACTATATATTAGAACGGTACAAGGAAGGCACCACTGCAACAGGAAGGGGTGGCCATGTCGAGAATCCAAAATTCGACATACCGAAACCTGTCTTTAACCAGAAAGGTATTTTTAGTAATGTTAAATCTTTTAGGGAAATTGGAAAAGAGCATCCTGCTTATCGGTTCATTGAAGACCGAAGAATTCCTTATGATAACGATATCTATTTGGTCAATCAGTTTTATACTTGGACTAACTCTTTAGTTCCCAATAAATTCCCTTCTTTGGATGGTGAACATCCAAGGATGGTGATACCGTTTCGTAATTCCAAGGGTGACATTTTTGCATACCAAGGGAGAGCGTTTGGTAAAGAAAAACCTAAGTACATTACCATCATTCTTGATGAGAGTGTACCAAAAATATTTGGACTTGATAGGGTGGACACTTCTAGGGATATTTTTGTCGTGGAAGGCCCTCTTGATAGTCTTTTTATACAAAACTGTATTGCGGTTGCTCAAAGTGATTTGCGTGTACCTCAATACAAAACGAATTCGGTTCTTATCCCAGATAATGAACCAAGAAACAAACAAATAGTAACTCAACTGGAGCGTGCTATTGATGATGGGTATAGGGTTGTAGTATGGCCAGATTATGTGCGACAAAAAGATATTAATGATATGATTCTATCTGGAATGGACGCAGTAGAGATTATGGATATTATACATACTAACACCGTTTCGGGTTTATCAGCAAAGGCAAAACTTCAAGAGTGGAAAAAAATTTAGGAGGAAAAAAATGCAAACAGCAGAGGTTGTGGAGTTTCCAATGGTAAGAGATTCCAAATATCTAGGTGTGATTATCGAACCCTCAAGGGATGATAATCTATCAGAACAGGCACTAAAATTACTTAAAGATTATTACTGTATCGAAGGTGAGGACAGTCCTCAACAGGCCTTTGCAAGAGCATCAGTTGCATACTCATATGGAGATATGGAACTCGCACAAAGAATTTACGATTACGTTTCAAAGGGGTGGTTCATGTTTGCATCACCTGTATTATCAAACGCACCTTTGCCAGGCGCAAAGGTAAAAGCATTACCTATTTCTTGTTTTCTAACTTACGTTCCCGATTCATTAGAAGGTCTTATTGACCATACAGCGGAACTAAGATGGCTTTCTGTGAAGGGTGGTGGTGTCGGTGGTCACTGGTCAGATGTTAGGGCAGTATCCGACAAAGCCCCAGGCCCAATGCCATTTCTGCACACAGTGGATGCAGACATGACAGCATACAGACAGGGTAAGACAAGGAAAGGTTCTTATGCTGCTTACATGGATGTTCATCATCCAGACATCATTGAATTCTTAAACATGAGAGTTCCTACAGGTGATGTTAATCGTAAGAACCTTAACTTGCACCATGCAATTAATATCACTGACGATTTTATGCGAGCAGTAGAACGTGGTGAAACTTGGGATTTGTTAGACCCGAATGATAAGACAGTTCGTGAGTCTATGCCTGCTAGAAAGTTGTGGGAACAAATTCTAGAAGTGAGATATCGTACAGGTGAACCATATCTGAACTTCATTGACACTGCTAATCGTGCAATGCCTCAGACACAGAAGGATAAAGGATTAAAGATTCACGGTTCAAATCTTTGTAATGAAATTCACTTACCTACTTCAGAAGACAGAACCGCAGTTTGTTGTTTGTCTTCAGTCAATCTTGAATTGTTTGAAGATTGGAAAAAGACACCAATGATTCGTGACCTTGTTCGTTTCTTGGATAATGTATTGCAGTTCTTTATTGATAATGCACCAGATGAAATTAGTCGTGCAAGATTCTCTGCACAACAAGAACGTAGTCTTGGACTTGGTGCAATGGGGTGGCATTCATTCCTTCACAGAAAGAGAATTCCATTTGAGGGCAATCAAGCAGAAGTCTGGAATAAAGTAGTGTTCCAGTATATTCAAAAGGAAGCAATTGAAGAAAGTAAATCAATGGGGTCAACCAGAGGTGAGTGTCCAGATATGGAAGGTACTGGTAGACGTAATGCACACCTACTTGCAATCGCTCCAAACGCAAACAGTTCAATCATTGTTGGTACATCACCATCTATTGAACCTATGAAAGCGAATGCATATACTCACAGGACTCGTGCTGGTTCGCATCTGGTAAAGAATAAGTATCTTGAAGAAGAACTGAATAAGGTTGAGAAGAATACAGATAAGGTATGGAATGATATCATTACAAATGGTGGTTCTGTACAACATCTGAAGTTCTTGTCTGAAGAAGTTAAGAATGTTTTCAAAACAGCGATTGAAATTGACCAAAACAAGATTGTTGAACAGGGTGGAGAAAGACAGAGATTCCTTTGTCAAGGTCAATCATTAAATTTATTCTTCCCCGCTGGTGCAACAAAGAAGTATCTACACCAAGTACATATGAATGCATGGAAGTCTGGTTGTAAAGGTCTTTACTATTTAAGAACTGAAACAAGTCAACGTGCAGAGAATGTATCTCAGAAAGTAGAACGAGAGGCACTGAAAGATTATGAATCACAGGCAATGTCACAAGAGGAGTGCGTTGCGTGTCAGGGCTAAATCTAACCGACAGTGCAAGGGAGTACTTACTCAAGGTTGGACAACCAAACGTATCACTATCAGTTAAGGGTGGTGGATGTTCTGGTTTTCAATATGAGTGGGGGGTAACTGATAAAGACCCCACTGTAGGAAACCTTTGGTTAGACCCAATGGCAGAAATGTTTGTCTTTGGTTGTACTGTCGATTATGTAGAAGAACTTGGGGGTTCTTACCTCAAGGTCATTAATCCAAATGCAACTGCATCCTGTGGGTGTGGTGAAAGTTTTGCAGTATAGGAGAAAGAAATGCCGCCTAGAAATAATAAGAATTGGAGTAAAACGCCTAAAGTAGAATACATCTCTAGTGAATGTTATAATAACAATGACATTTTCAAAATGGAACAAGAAGAGATTTTTAGTAAAGTGTGGGTGCCTATGTGTCACATCTCAGAGATGAGAAACAGGGGCAACTACAGAACAACTAGAATTGCAAACAAAAGAGTTATCGCAATCAATATTGATGGTGAGAATGTTCAAGCATACTACAATACAAATGATATTGATTATCGTAAACCATCTGGAACAATTACCTATGGTGAGTTTGCAACTACAGAAAAACCACTACACTGTGAAGTAAAACATGGTGGTATGGTTTGGGTAACACTAAACCCAGACCCAGACATGACAGTAGAACAATGGACTGCTGGTGCATTTGATTGTATTGCAGATGCAATAGACACAGAAGAACTAGAAGTATTTCACTATCATAAGGCAGTGATTGATACAAACTACAAACTGTGGCATGATACCAACAGTGAATTCTATCATGACTTTATGCATTACTTCAACAGGGTCAGTGGATTCAATGATGAGTATTTTGCAAGAAAGAATATTCCTTTTGATAATGGTCATGTAAACGTCAGTTCATTTACAGTGAACTATGAAGAGTATGAAGGGTTTGAAGACAGAGGGGAGTTGTCATTTCCAAACTTACCACCAAACCAGTGGTATATGGTTGACTTGTTCCCAGGCTTCAACTTCAATCTAAGAGGAAGTGCATATCGGTCAGACAGTGTGACACCACTTGGGCCTAACAAAGTTCTGATTGAGTTTAGAGGTTATGGTTTGAAGAAGGATACATTGGAAGAAAGAAACAGTCGTATCAAAGCACATAACACCATTTGGGGGCCTTTCGGTAGAAACCTACATGAAGATTTAATTGGTGTTACTGGTCAAGGTGTGACTATGCGTGAAGGTACTGAAAGAAGAAATATTCTTCACGGTAGACACGAAAATTCTACAATTCATGATGAGGTAGGTATGAGACATTATTATAACGCATGGGGAAAAATGTTAGGAGTACACCCAGAAAGGCCGTTAGCAGCATGATGGAATCTACTTTTGGAATACCACTAGATAAACCTGTCACTGTCAATCAAGACCTTACAGGAAAACAGAAGCGTTACATTCAAATACGAATGGAACAACTCGCAGAAGAAAGAGAAAAGTGTCACGATGACCACGACAAGATGTGGTTTACTCGTTGCATTCAAGAACTAGATTGGGTTTTACAAATGAAAGAGAAACCTAATCACAACTGTTATATGCAGTCAAACGCCGCAACACAAGACATAACTGGCACAGGTCAGTATGTGAACATAGAAGGATAAAATAAAATGGAAATTAAGGTAGTAACAAAAACAGGATGCCCTTTTTGCGATATGGCAAAGAAGTGGTTGGATGATAATGGGTTTGAATATGAAACTCAACTGATGGACAATGAAGAGGAACGTCTTGCGTTTTATCAGTCTATCAATGGTATCAAAGAAATCGTAGGTGAACCAACAGAGGTTCGCAGAGTAAACTCTGTACCACAAATTTTTGTGGATGGTGACCGTATTGGTGGATACGATGATTTGATGAAGTATTCGGAAACCCTGTTTAAGAAGAGGGGTGGTGGAAGTCTTTTGAAGTTCAGTGAAACCTACAAACCATTTTACTATCCTTGGGCTGTTGAGATTACTACCAGACATGAAAAGGTACACTGGATTGAAGATGAACTTGATTTATCAGAAGACGTATCAGATTGGAAGTCTGGTAAAGTCACAGATGCAGAGAAAGATTACATCACCAATATCCTTAGATTGTTTACACAGGCTGACGTTGCGGTTGGTCAGAACTACTATGACCAGTTAATTCCTAAGTTCAAGAACAATGAAGTTCGCAATATGTTAGGTTCGTTTGCGTGTCGTGAAGCAATCCATCAACGTGCATATGCATTGTTGAATGAGACACTTGGTTTACCACCAGAAGAATACCATGCATTCCTTGAATACTCAGAGATGGCAGATAAGATTGACTTTATGATGGATTCAAATACATCGACACACAGAGGTCTTGCACTTGCAATGGCAAAGTCAGTAATGAACGAAGGT